CGACGAAGATGGTAAGTGGGCCGCCGAGTTGGATGAAGAAGCCTCCTAAGGGCTTTAAGGTTGTTAAATCCAACGCCAGGGATGCTCAAATGGCAATTAATAAAGCGAAGGTAGGGCAGCCAAGGAACCAAGCAGGGCAGCCAAGCGGAAGTTACTTTGAGAAAACTGCCGGTGGGTATACGGGATATGCCCTTGTGCCTATAAAGCAGCAGTAATGAACACCTGGCGTCCGCAGGCTGGACCCCAGGAAAAGGCGATTCGCGCTTCGTTTGTCGATGAGTTGTTTTTTGGAGGAGCCCGCGGGGGTGGAAAATCTGAATTTTTACTAGGCGACTACCTCGCGGATGTCGATACCTACGGCGAACACTGGAAGGGCGTGCTGATACGACGCACCTACCCTGAGTTAGATGAGATTATTGACCGGTCGCGTATTATTTTCCGCGATGCCTACCCCGACGCCGAGTACAAGGTCGGGACGCATCAATGGCAGTTCGCCAACGGCGCGACCTTGAAGCTGCGCCACTTAGAAAACGACGCCGACGCCGAGCATTTTCAAGGGCAACAGTACACCTGGATCGGCTGGGACGAATTGACGAGTTGGACCGACATGAAAGCCTACCACAAGCTGAAGGCGTGCTTGCGGACGGGTTCAGCGACGATACCCAATAAGCGCATACGGTCGTCGGGCAACCCAGGCGGTGCCAACCACGGCAACATCAAGAAGTACTTCGTTGACGCAGGACCGGAGTCGTCGATTATTGAAGGCGACGACGGCATGAAGCGGATGTATATCCGCAGCCTCGTCACCGACAACAAGATTTTACTGGAGCGCGACCCAGGCTATATCAAGCGCCTGGAGGGCGTGGGCGACGAGGCGCTGGTCGCCGCGTGGCTGAAGGGCGATTGGAACGCTTTTGTTGGTCAATACTTCACCAACTGGGACGCGAAGAAGATCGCGGTACCCAGCTTTGAGATACCGGATCACTGGCCACTTTTTGGCGGATTAGACTATGGAGAAAGCGCTCCAAGTTGCTATTCGCTGTATAGCGTTGACTACGATTCCAACGTCTACCGCCTATGCGAGTACTATCAGGGCAACGCGACGGCGTCGCAGCACGCGCACCGCATCGCCCAGATGATTGAGAGTTGTCCGTTCACCGGCGGCAGGTATCCGCAAGCGACCTACGCCGACCCATCGATGTTTGTAAAGCGGCGCTTGTCGGAGGTTATCAATCATTCGCCGGCCGATGTCTTCGCCGACCACGGCATCTTCTTGACGCGAGCCAACAACGACCGCGTCACCGGCTGGCGCGTCTTAAACGATGCCTTGATAAAAGAGCGTTTTTATTGCTTTAACGGGTGGAACGACGCGCTGATGCGAACGATGCCGACGCTGCCGCGCTCGACGAAGAACCCAGAAGACCTCGATACGACGGCCGAGGACCACGCCGCCGACGAGTTGCGCTACGCGATGATGCACGTATACAAGCCGCACCAGCAAAAAGAGCCGGAACCCTACGAAGGCACCGGCCAAGAGATGATCGACGAGTTAGCTACCCAAACCGGCCGACGCAATGGCCGCTACGCCAACGCTTGACGAACAAAACGACCGTCGGGGCGCTATACCCCGTCGGCATACGATACGAGACGACGATGAAAGGTTTTAACGGCACCCCCCATTCGACGAAGACCAAGCCGAAGTCCAATAAGACCCGCGTCACCCCCCGTCCGGCCGGTGCCGACAACCTCAAGGCTAGCAAAGCTAAGAAATAATGCCTAAAGTAGGATCGAAGCACTACGCCTATACCCCATCGGGCCGTGCGGCGGCTCAAAAAGCCAGCAAGGCGACGGGTAAGAAGATAACGAATACCAAGAAGCGTACGCCGAAAAAGAAGTAGTCCGTTCACTTTCACCGCGAAGGTTTTTGTGAAACAAGCCCAGATTGAGTTTTGGCAAGGCGCGATAGACAACAGTCGTAAGTATATGCGCGACCGCCACAAGACGTGGCGTCGTTTGCTGAAGACCTACGAACTGGACTTCGACGTGCCAGGCTTGAGCGAAGACAAGATCGTTAAGATCTCGCGGATGTACCCGCTCGCACGCCAGATCATTGCGTCGGTGAGCTTTAACTACCCCCATGTCTACTTCAAGGTGGACGAGCCGCAGCGCGAGTTTGCTGCCGAGATACTAGAGCGCGTCGCTAATGCGGCGCTGGAGCAGATGGACGCTAAGTCCGAGGTGCAGCAGTGCATCTTCGACGCCCTTTTCTGTAGTGTAGGGTGGCTCAAGTTTGGCTATAACCCCCCAGGCGATGACGACATCGAAGCGCCTTACGTCGTCAACGACTCGATGGAGAACGACTTTCCATACTGTCAGCGGATCTCGCCGTTCAATGTCTACCTCGACCCCCTGACGCCGCCCCATAAGCTCTCGCACGCTCGCTTCATCATCGAGAAGATGCTGGTGCCGCTGGAATTTGTTAAAGAAGACCAGCGGTTTTCCAACCGAAGCAAGATAGAGCCGATGTCTGGCGATGCGTCCGGCGCGGGTATGATGCAAGACTTTGAGGATGCCGCCCACTCCGACGAACACGACGCCCTCACCGCCTCCAAAGAGCGCGGCAAGATGGTCTGCTTGTATGAGGTCCACGACCGCATCCACAAAAAGCGCATCACCTTTGCCGACGGCGTCAAAGAGCCGATAGAAGAAGTAGACCACCCGATGCTGGCGATGGAGGCGGTGACGCAGCCCGACCCCTTCACCGGCGAACCACTTATGACGGGTGAGTTTGAGAAGTCCGGCGGTTACCTTGTTGACGGTGGCTTTCCGTACTTTGCGATGAAGTTCGACCAGACCGAGAAGAGTTTCTATGGGCAACCGCCGATGGCGTATGTCGAGGACACGCAATCGTTGATTGTGGAGTCGGTGTCCAGACGGGCCGACCTGCTGAAGCGTTTCCAGCGCATCGTCCTCGCCAGCCGCCGCGAGCGCGAAGCCAACCAAGACTTGGGCGACACGCTGGAAGAAGGACGCGACGGCGAGATCATTTGGGTGGAAGACCCCGCCACGGCGATGAGGGGCGTTGACTTTGGTTCGATACCGCCCGACCAGATCGGGTTGGAGAATACAGCGGCCGCCTACGAGGAGCAAACCCTCAACGTCAGTCAGATGGGCAGCGGCCCCAGGGTCACGGCGACCCAAGCGTCGTTACAAGCGTCTTTCTCGCAAGTCAACCGCGAGTGGATGCAGCTACGCGTAGCCGACTGCTACCGCACCATCGTACGCAACTCGCTGCGGATGATGGCTGACCCGCGCTACACCCCCGAAAGTTTCTTGATCAACGTCGCCCAGAACGAGGCCGACCCTGTTTTTGAGGCGGTCGATGCCAACCTACTGCGCGTACGCTTCAAGGTGGAGATCCAAGCCGGCTCGATGCAACCGCTGACGGAGCAACTGGAGCGCGAGGATGCGCTGCAACTGTTTAACTTCACCATCGGGCTGCCGGAGATCAACCGTATGGAAGCGATCAAAGGGTTGCTCAAGGCGTTCCGCGTCCAAGACCCCGACAAGTACCTAGGCCAGACGCAAAACGCCGACGCCATCAAGGCCGCTAACTTAGAGAATATAGCGTACCTCCTCGCCGGCGGCGACCCAGGCGTCACACCCGAAGAAGACCACCAGATCCACCTCCAGACCCACCAGACCCTACAGCAAATGCCTCAGTTTCAGCAAATGCTACCGCCGCAGCAGCAGCAGGTCATGCAAGTCGCCCAAGCCCATATGGCGCAGCATCAGCAATACCTGGAGCAGATGGCGCAAGGCGGCGCACCGCAAGCCGCCGGTGCCGATGGCGCACAGGCCAGCGAAGGCGACGGCGGTATCATAAGCCTCGTACGGTCGCAGGCGCAAGAGATGAGTCAAGCGGTCCAACGCGCACCAGGACAAGGCTAACCGATGGTATTCCATGACTTTGAGTGCGATAGCTGCGGTAACAATATGATTGACGTGGCATTCTCTACCCATACGACGATCAAGCGCGAGATCGCCTGCGCCGAGTGCGGCGAGGCCGCTACGATGCGCTTCCATAAAAACAACCTTATACACCACGACCACTCGTCGATGTACGGCAAATACCACGCCGGTTTCGGTGAGGTCGTACGAAGCTATTCCCACAAATTAGAACTGATGAAGAAGTACAACGTGGTAGAGTCGTCCGACGCCGTCGGTGGCTCGCGCAACCACATAACCTCCGACGTAACCAGCCCTGCTCCACGCCCCAGCGAACCGATCTATTGGGGCGACACGCCCGATGGAGCGTTAGCGGCGGCCGAGCAGGCGACAAAGGAGAAGTAAAGGATGTCCGAAGGAATACTGGACTTGGACTCCGGCAACGAGGACGTGGCACCCGACACTGGCGCTTCAGAAGAGTCGACGAACACCGTCGATCTCTTTGAAGACACCCAGGATTCGGCCCCGTCGGATGACGCTGGACACTCTGACAGCGAGACATCGGATTTCGATCCGGCACAAACGGATTGGCTTCGCGCCGATCTTCAATCTGTGCCGCAGCAGTACCAACCGCTGGTGCCGCTGGCGAAGAACCTACAGGCGCAGTTTACGCGCACGCAGCAAGATCTTGCAGAGCAACGCAACCAATTAGCTACAGAACGGAACGAGTGGGCAGGCCGCATACAGCAGATGGCTTCGCCCCCGCCGCCGCCGGACCCCATCGATCAGATGAGGGCCAACGTGTCGGAAGACGAGCAGCGCGGCATCGACGCCGTGCAGCAGATCGTCCAACATCAAGTCGGCAGCCACATCAATGGACTGACGCAGCAGGTGCAAGCCCTACAGGGTCAGTTGCAGAACGCCAACCAGTACGTTCAACACCAGCAGACCGCTTATATCGGCCAGCAGGTGCAGGAGGCGCGTGATGTGTATGGACCGGATTTGGACGGGTACACCGACCAGATCGTTGCTACGACGAAGATCGCTAACCCGAATACGGGCCAAGCATACACCGTCAAGGAAGCGTACGAGCTACACGCAGGCGTAACGGCGCAAAACGCCGCCAACGTCCGGCAGCAGAATACGCAAGCCAAGCGCAGCAGCAAGAATGCGATGCGTTCGACACAAGGCGTCAACGCCAGCGAGGAAGGCGGTCCGTTGTCCGACAACGATGTGTTGTCGGGTCTAGCTAACCTTGGATTTGAATAGTACTTAACTTAAAGAGAAACAACAAGTTATGGCAGCCACATCTACAACCGAAACATGGGATGCCGCATGGACGCTTACAATGCGTGCCAAGCGCAAAGAATTAACCGATAACTTTTTCGACGCGTACCCGACCCTCGATATGTTCCGCTCCGGCGGCGCTCTCGTCACCGACAACGGTGGCAAAGAGATCCAAGCTGATCTCATGTACGGCGGC